CTGAATCTGTTGGTCTAATCCAAGCTTCTGGAACTTCATCATTGTTCCATGTTACTCTTGTATCTGATTGAACAGATCCAATTGGTATATCTACTGCTGTTCCTTTTTGTGCAAAGGGTAGGGATGCAGTAAAATAATCATGTTCCCATGCTCTTTGGCGCATTTTTACTAAATCGACTACGTCTCCTGTATTGTTTCCGTCTGCTAATGTATAATCTACTTCTGATATTAAATTTTCGTCTCTATAATATTCGTTATAAATTGCTTGATATGCTGCTATTGGTAAAGCGTTTAAAGCTTGTGTGATTCCTGTTCCTGTGTTTGGGGGTATTCCCATATAATCTAGGAATTTTTTTTGATCTGCTGTAAAGTCGTCTGTATAGTTTATGTATGGTAATGGGTTAGGGGTGTTTGCGTCTACTATATATTTTTCCCAGTTGTCCCATGTTAATCTATTTGGTACAAAGAAATAATGTACTGATACGTCCATGCGGTGCATGACGGGTGCGACCATAGGGGCGAATCTAATAAGACTATCGCAGCCTATTTGAAAGCTGTCGCCTGGTACACATTCTGTTACTAATACTGGTGTTAAGTTGCCCATTTTCATAGACATTTTTACGTCATGACTTAAGTCAAAGACGTTTTTTTTCGGTTTTTCTACTTGTACCGAGTTGAAGATGTTTTTTCCCATTGTTGTTGGTTTTTTGTTGATAAGTTTTTGAATTAAAGACGAATTCCGCCACGACTAACATAGTACGTGCGTAGTTTTTTGCTTTTTCCTTTAGAGTAAGTTCCTCTTTTTTTGTAGCTTTTGCTACGTTTTCTGTAGGCCATGTGTTTGATTTTTAATGGTTTATAATTCTATTTAACATAATGTTTTGCTTATAATTAACATATAGTTAAGTATGTATTAGTAAGTTATGAATTTTATTTGATATTTTATTTTAATCCCCTACCCTAGTAGGGTTTATCTTGTTATTGCTGTTAATAATATTTTTATTATTGATGTGGATAAGCCTGAAGTGGGGCCGACCCATTCATCTATTTGTTGTTTCCATTTGGCTTCTATTGCTGACATGTTATTTTTGTTTATTTGGCCTTGATTTATTAATTGTATTTGTTCTGCCATGTAGCCTTTTATTTTGTATTCTACTGTTTTATTTAAGTTGTTCCAACTATTGTTTGTTACAAGTTGTTTTACTTCTTGTTGTAATTTATCGTATTCTCCTGCTTGTAATGATTGTTTTAATCTGTTCATCCTGGTGTCTTCCATGATGTTGTCTATTTTTGTATTTGTTTGTGCATTGTTTATACCAGGTGTTTGTACTCTATCTGGTAATGTTTGATCCTTATATTCGTTATCTAGTTTTAATCCTGCTATTTGTTGTTTTTGGATTTCTAATGCGTTTTGTTGTTGTTGTACCCCAAAGTATTGGGATACTATTTGACCTCCGTCGATTTGTGGTGCGTTTGGCGACCATGATTTTGTATCAGTTGATCGTACAGGTTGTGATATTGAGTTTGCACCTCCACCATAAATAAGGTGGGGGGATAGTCCGGCTTCTTTTAAGCGTGCCATTTGTTGTAGTGGTGCGTTATACTCATTTGTTCTTGCCCAGTCCGCTAACGCGTCTGTACGTTGTTTTTGGTACATTGCTTCGTTCCACTCGCGTGTTTTTCTATTTGTTGCCCCTTGTGATATTGCGTTTATACCTTGTGCTGCTAGTCCTGCTGCTGATGCTAATTTTGCTGCTGTTGCTGCTTTTGCTACTGATGCGCCTATTGCTGCTAATGCTATTGGTAGTGGCATATTTTTGTTTTTTTTGTGTTTTTAATTGACTCTAGGTCGTTTTTTTTGTGTTATTCGTGTAGTCGTCCTTGTCGTGCCTTCGTGTCCTATTTTACTCATTTACACTGGTTTTTTAACCTAGTGTCAATTAGCACTAATATATCAAGTAGTATTAGTGCTTTTCTGCCGCGCTTCGCTTGCCTTCCACTTTGTCGGGGATCGGCAAAGCCGTCCCCTAAAAAGTGGTGTTTTTTAGAGTTTTTACGTTTTACTCTTGGTTTTCATCGACTACGTCGGTGATTTTGTTTTTGTTTTTTGCATCGCTTTTCGCTTTTGATGCTTTGATTCTTTCATTGATTTGTTGTAATTCTTCTCTAGCTTGAGTTGCTAGTTCTTCGCGTTCCGCTAAATCTAATGTTTCAGGATCCTTTGCGTATCCTTCTCCTTCTTCCCATAATGGGGTTTTTTCTCCGTCTATTGGTAGTCCTTTTGCGTATCGTATTAATATCTCACGCATTGTCATTGTTTGATCTGGTACTGTTTCTGACGGTTGATTGTTAACTTCTCCTAAATAAGGAAAGTCTTTTGCGTTACCGCTGTTTTTAATTTTTGTCATAATTTTTGTCTTTGTAATGATTGTTTTTTGTTTCTTCTAAATTGGTTTAGATGTCTTTGTACTATATGGAAATCGAAATCCTCGATTCCTATCTCCTTTAATAAGTCGTCTGTTTGTTTTTCGGCGAGTTGTTTCATATGTATTGAAATCATGAATTTTTCGCCGTCTTTGTACATTTTGTCTTTGTAGTATCTTGGCATTGATGCCTTTTTTCCGTCTTTTAACGGAAGATACATTCGTTCTTCTAATTTATTTTTGTGCCATTTTATGGCTTGTGGTGTAAGGTAAGATTTTCCTAGTCCTTTAGACATAACTGAAAATTCTTTTTGTCTATCGTCTTGTTGATGCATTGGAATTTGTTTTTCTTTTGATATATATTTTAAAGTATACCCAATACTAGCATCGTTAACATCGCCAAAATGGCAATGACCGATAGTAGTATTATTAAGATTCCAAGCGCTCTCAACGCTGTTACAATTACCATTAAAAAGGATAATATGATAATGTGGGCGTTGCGTTTTATCTCCATATTCGCCCACTGCGTAGTAAGATATTTTTTCATGAGTTAATTTTCTTAATCTTTTGAAAAATTTTTGTAAATCTGTTTTACGTAATGTTTGTAGTCCGTTTTCTGTTGTAGGCACGTTTGATTCGTCGTAAGTTAAGGTAACGAATTGTGATGTGTTGCTTACTTGGCCATGTTTTGTTAATCGGAAACTCCACCCCGAGATTCGTCTCTTCTGACAGGGTGGGCATTTCCCACATGGAAAAGGAATGTAGCCCATTGTGACTCCATTCACTATTTCCATTTTTTTGTAGTAGGGTGTTATACATCTTGTTGACATGTTAAAAATTTGGAGTTCCAAATTTAGGCATTGGCCTAACTGCTTTTATTTTATGCATTATTTGACAATATAAATTGTCCTCTCCGTCCTGTACTGCGAAAATTCTTTCGACTTGATCAGGATCGCATTCTATAAATGCTTGGTTTAATGCTGGTTGTGTTGCAAATATTCTTCCTAAATGCCAGTAGTCTAATACTGTTCTAAAGTCTCCCGCTACACGTGAAGGTTGATATTTGTATTCGGCATAACGTGGAACGTATCCGAATGTATCTTCTGCTGTTGCTGTATATGCGTATAGCTCATTGTTTGTTACAGGTTGTTCGCCAATATGGGCGAATGATGGCCAGAAGAAATCTAATGGATCAGATTTAAGGTATGTTTTTGGTATTCCTTGTTGATATGCAGGTTGTGGCATTACGGACATGATACCGATAATATATCCATGTTCTTCGCAAAAATAATTACCATATTTTCCTGTTGATACTGCTACTCCGTGTCCTGCCATGTTACCTTGAGCTTCTTCTGCTGTTGCTGATGTGTTTAATACTTCTGAAATAATAACTGGTGTTTTTAAACCTGTTATATATTCTGGTCTTTGTAATCTTTTGTCTGATGACCTTACACCGAAATGCATTAAAATGTTTTCGATGTATCTTGTTCCGCCTCTAGCGTTTTTTTCTAACCATTCTTGTAATCTAAATGCTCTACGTAAGTCATTTATTGTGGTTGGAGTTATATCTGATTCACTTGTTTTTGCAATTAATGCACTTGTTGTTGGCCAACCTGGATTTACAGGTACTGTAGATCCTATGAATTCTTGTGCATAAACATTACCTGCTGAATCTGTTGGTCTAATCCAAGCTTCTGGAACTTCATCATTGTTCCATGTTACTCTTGTATCTGATTGAACAGATCCAATTGGTATATCTACTGCTGTTCCTTTTTGTGCAAAGGGTAGGGATGC